ATGAGCTTAGACTTTGAGGGTGCATCTGAGAAAGCAAAAGTCTTTGCTACTACATTAGGCAACATCAAGCCTGGAGATATAAGTAAGGCATTCAATGGATTGACAAGCACTATAGGTACCATAGGCAAGGCATTTGTATCATTAGGTCAGACGTTACTAACCAACCCCATCTACCTTATTGCTGCAGTCATTGCAGGAGTCATTGCCATCACTGTGATGTTAGCGGATAAGTTAGGCTACCTTGATCAGGCAGCAGAGGCAGCAGGCATTGTGTTTGATGCATTGATTGAAGTCATCAAGGAATTTGGTAAGAGCTTAGGTATTGCTGCTTCAGAGTCTGAGGAGTTTGTTGCTATGCAAGAGGCAAACAAGGCAGCCAATGAGGCAGTAGAGAAAAGTACTACCGATGTAATGCTAGTTACTAATGAGGTAGCTACAGCATTTGACTTGGCTAAGCAAGGAGTGATCTCTAAGGATGAGGCACTTGCTACCTACAATGAGAAGCTAGGTGATACATTTGGTGCAGCAACTACATTAGCTGAGGCTGAGGCTTTGTATGTATCTAAGACTGAGGCATACATTCAGGCTACCATGGCACGGGCTCGTGCTGAGGTGTTTGCTAAGAAAGCAGCAGAGGCAGATGCTAAGGCAATCACAGCAAGGACTAAGGACCAAACTACAGCAGGTGATAAACTGAGTAGCTATATTGACCAAAACAAAAAGTCAGCTTATTCTATTGCTGCATCTACAGGGTTAATCGGTTTAGCTGTTACTGCTGTCTATGATAAGATGGATGAGAGTGGTAAGACCTTAGCTGATAGGCAGAAGATACGAGTAAAAGAGGAGGAGAAGAGACAAGGTAAGATAGCTGACATGTATCAGAAAGAGGCAGCAGAGTCATTGAAGACAGCCCTCAAGCTAGAGAAAGATAACAATATAACAAACAAATCACAGCAAAAGAAAACAGGTACTCAAAAGAAAGAAAGTGAAGCCAGGATAAAGGCAGCAGAGGCTGAAGCTAAGAGGCTTGCTGATATTGCTAACAAGGAGAATGAGGAAAGGATAAAGAGAGAAGATGCACAGTTTGAACTCATGAATAAGCTGACCATGTCACAGGCTGAGTATGACAAGCAGAAACTTACTGAGGAGTTTGACAAGCAGATGGAGATAGCGAATGGGAATGCTGAACTTGAAAAGCTACTACTTGATAAACTTGGAAAGGACAAGGCAGCCATTGACCAGAAGTATGCAGATGAGGCAGCTAAGAAAGTAAAAGAAGATGCTGATAAGTTAGCAGTGGCTAAGAAAGCTGCAGATGATTTAATCTTTAACCTAAACGCTACACAGCAAGAGAAAGATATTAGATCTCTTGAGGAAAAACTTGAGGCAGATAGAAAGGTCATAGGTGACAATGCATCTGCACAGCTACAGCTCACTGCTAAGTTTGAAGAGGATAAGAAAGCTATTGAGAAAAAGTATGCACTTGAGAGGATAGAGAACGCACAAAAAGAAAGGGATGCTAAGCTAGCTTTTGCTCAGCAGATAGTATCAGGAGTTAGTGAGGTAGGTGGTATGCTTATCAAGGACCAAAAGAAACTAGAGAAGTTCAACAAGGCATCGGCATTGATACAGATAGGTATTGACACAGCAAAGGCTATCTCTGCTCTAGTTGCTGCATCACAAGCTAACCCATTGAATGCTCCTACTGCAGGTCTTGCAGGTGTGGCTCAGTTTGCTAGTGGTATCATTCAGATTGCTACCAACATTGCTAAGGCAAAGCAGATACTTACATCAGGAGGTAGCGGTACCCCATCAGGTGGTGGTGGTGGTGGTAGCTCAGAGGCTAGCAGTACTAACGTAGCACAACAGGTACCACAGGCGGCACAGCTGTTTGGTTCAGCTAATGCTGGAGGTACAATGAGTGCAGGAGGCACATCTAACGAGAGCTCTATGACCGTGACTGCTATAGTATCTGAGACACAGGTCACCAACGTACAGAACAAGATTAATAAGATTAACAAAAACGCTGAATTATAATGAACTCACTACAAGCAATCATCAATCACATTGAGCTGTTCTATACGAACCACAAGCAGGTTAAGAAAGTAGGCAGTGACTTCAAGGAACAGCTGTTTAACTTCGCTACCAAGGATGAGAAATATCCTATTGTGTTCGTGGTTCCTGTAGCTGTCAACCCTACTGAGAACACAAGTGAGTTTAACTTTGACATCTACTGCTTTGACATCATTCAAAAAGATAGGGCTAACATCATCACTATCCTAAGTGATACACAGCAGATACTCAATGACCTGTATGTTTACTACATGGATAGCAATGACTACAGCTTTGACGTGGTAGGGCTACCATCATTCCAGGCATTGAACAATGATCTACTTGACTACGCTGCAGGCTATGTCATGAACATCACACTGACAGTGAATGATTGGACTGATTGTGCTGTACCACTCTAAACATTTTGGAGGCTTAAAGTAATATAGGTATGAGCACAACTAATTGGTGGGGGGATTGGAGACCTAACCTGCCTGCACATACCGGTGACCTACAGCCTACTGACTTAATAGAGTGCACCTCTATTGTTGGTGGGGTACCTGTCAACACAGCTATTACCGGGGCACAGATTATTGCAGCATCAGGTGGTGGGGGTAGTGCATCCTGGGGAGGTATCACAGGAACGCTATCAGCTCAGACTGATTTGCAAACTGCATTGAATGCTAAGCAGGATACTCTAGTATCAGGCACTAACATAAAGACAGTGAATGGCAACTCATTGCTAGGTAGTGGTAATGTTAGCATTAATGGAATAACAAGTATAGGTAGTTCAGTAGGAGCTACTGTATCCGGAACTACAACAGGTACTATTTCGGGTTCTGTATTAATACCTGCAGGTACAATATCGGAAGGTCAAAATTTAATGATTAGAGCAAAAATCAGAAAGATATCAGGAACGGGTACATGTATAGCTCGTTTAGGTATTAATACAAGCAATACCATAACAGGTTCACTACAAATAGGGCAGTCACCTACTTTGTCAAACAACACTTTTACACACATCATGCGTGACCCCCATTATAGCACATCAGTTTTATATACCATCCCTGTAAGTGCAGCTAATTTTCACGACTATACATCGCAAACTACAGCGGCAATAACCTTTAATCCTGCAGTGGATAATTATTTATTTGTAGCATTATATAACTCAACAACGCTAGATGTAACTAAGACGTTAAAATTAAGTGTTCTAAAGTATGATTAAATTTAATTACAACGACATAGAGTACACCATCACAGGACCCATTGAAGTGCTTAGTGATACTCAGATAAATGTAGAAACGGATAAGGGTACCATTCTAGTAGATGATACAATGGATATATATAAAGAATTAATCAATGGCTAGATACGCAAACACAGGGGAGTTTAATGTGCTATATCCTACTAGGAGAAAGATGGCTACAATACTCAAGAGAATACTTAGGAATGACATTGTAGATGGTGAGGGTACACTTGTAGAAAGTATCCGTATCAATGCTAAGATTACAGGCTTCCAAAAATTGGAGATACAGATAGTAGCCATGTACTACTTTATCTTTCTTAACAATGGTGCGTTTCTTTGGAATGGTGGAGTGATCACCCCTCGTGACTATGTGGCACAGTTTACAGATGAGCTTAACAACGCAGGTATCACTGCAGATATATACAGGCAGTACACTGAATGGTTAACTAAAAAGTACCCATTGGTAGAAGCTGTTGAGGTGCTTGAAAGACAGCAAAGAATTGTGTACACATTTGAGGCAGTTGACCCTCCTGCAGGATTTACACCTGGCTTCCCGTTAGATGTCTAACTCTTTTTTCATTGACAGGATATTGAACACATAGATGAGAGGTAGTGCTCCTACCTTTTCACTCTTTGTTATATCCCCATTGGTAAGGCCGTAGATGGTTTGTTCCCATGACCACTTAGCAAGCTTCTGCTCCTGCTCTATCTCTTTGACCTCTTCAGGATCTAGCTCTCTGCGTTCCTCCTCACTGAGGTTCTCATCCACTTCACCTGTGAATAGATTTTCATAGTTCTTAAGGAATGTATCCCTGTACTTGAGGAACTCATGCACAATGCCATACACATCTGTGATGGGTAGGTCAAGGAACCGCTCAGCTCTAATGGTGCAGTCAAACTCATACGGCTCAAGTACCTCATCACCCCATTCATTAACCTTGCTTTGCCGGTAGCAGATAGCACATACCTTATCAAGATTAGTGATGTAGTTATCAGTAAAGTAGTAGTCCAGGTCAATGAACTCATAGAGGGTAAGCTTGTTGAATGGTTTGAACTTCATCCCAAGCACCTCATGCTTGTATCTCTTAGATGGTTCAGAGGCACACCATTGATTGGCTTTGACAAGCTCACTCATCTCATCCACATCCATGTCCTCAATGATTTCAATGGGCTCATCTAACAAGATAGAGAGAGCCTCACTATTGTAGTAGTAGGCTCCCTGTGATTTGTCTATCTTACTGAATTCAATGTATTGCTCAAGCGTTACTTGGCTCCACTGATTGGGTAGGTGCATTCTTTACTTGTTTAGCAATTTTCTCTGCAATAAACATGAGATAAGGTAGAGCTATTGATGCGTTAATCTTTCTGATAAGTCTAGATTTCTGCTTGATGTGAGCATCTGCATAGTGCTCAGTGGGTGTAAGGTCCTCCCGTTTGAACATCACCGCTAACATTTCAGAGATATATCCTTTCTCTTTGTGCAGTGCAATCTTCTCAATCATCTTGGTGTCACGTACAGTTAACCTCATTTGTGCCTTGTATAGGTACCCCTCAAGCTCAAGCTCTTCCACTACAGGAAAATCTTTCTGCTCCATTGTGTTAAAGTTTTTAACAATATCAATGAAGTCAGCCACATCATAATCCCAGAACTCAGACTCAGGTATCCCAAGGTAAGCGAACACCTTGAGGTGCTTATCAATGGGGTCAAGGTTAGGATCATTGTTAATATCAGTGATGGCTTCAAATTGCTCAATGCTGAGCTCATCTACTTGGTTAGGGATCTCCCTATTTAAGATAGTTATCATGTTCTAATTTTTGAACAAATATAGAGTTTTTTTAATATAGGTGTATGGCTTCTAAAAACATTCCTACCTACAAGATAACCATTGACCCTGAGTATGCAGAAGATGGTCAGGACCTTGGCATTGAGCAGATAGCTTTCACAGCTACTCCTGCAATCAAAGTTAAGGGGATGGCATTCAGCTCACAGGCTAAGCCTTTGTTTTTCTCAGATGAATTAAAGTACCGTATCACTGCACCTGCTTTGATACCTATGGAAATTTACCGCTTTGATGAGGATAGCAAAGAGGAGTACAATGTCAAGTTTACTAAGGAGGAGATTGAGAAGATACATGGTAAATTCATGCAGCAGATGGTTAACCGAGATTTGTTTAATCTTGAGCATGACCAATCTAAGACAAAGTAGAGGCTTCCGAGGAAGTAGCCCTAGAAGATACTGTTGTCGAAGAAGAGACAGTACAAGAAGAGACAATGGCAGTTGACCCTGTGCTTGATGCAGAGGCTATCCTTGCTATCGTTAAGCCTGCAATGGATGAGCACATGAATGCAGTAGTGGCTATGATTGCAGACTTGAGAAACCAAGTTGAAGAGATCCTATCTGCAGAGGTAGAGGATGAGGTGGTGAGTGAGGCTGTGGCCATGAGTGCACAGCAAAGATTTTCTAGTGTAAACAAATTCATAAACAAATAATCATGCGTAAATTAAAATTCGATTTGCAAATCGACCCAACAGCCTTATTGGCTGCAAACCCTGAGGCATTCTATTCTAAGGCATATTTGTCTGAGGATACTGCTGATAACTACCGAGCTTTGCCAGGTATCAAGTACAAAACTAAATTAGCAACTGTTACTTTCGGTAACATCTTACAACCATCTAGCTGTTCTTTCTCAGCTCCTAATGATGACTTAGATGCGAAAGAGATTGACGTTTGTGCATTGTCTGCAATGGCTCAGATTTGTCAGTTTGACTTAGAGCAATCTTTCTTATCTCTTCAAATGAGCAAAGGATCTAACGGAGATTTCTCTGTTCCATCTTTCATGTCTTTCTATTGGGGTGAGATGGCTAACAAAATCAATGGTGACATCGAGTCAATCCGTTGGCAAGGTGACACAGCTTCATTAAACCCTACACTTGCTTTGTGTGATGGTTATGAGAAGTTGTTAGGTGCTCCAGGTTCAGGTGTTATCAATGGTGGTACAGGTGCTATTGCTAACTTTACAGCTCTTGAGGCTGCATTGTCTGCTGCATTTGCTTTACTTCCTGCAACTATTGCTACTCGTACAGCTGACTTAAGATTGTACATGCCTACTCAATTGGTTAACATCTACCGTTTAGGAGTTGCTGCAGGTAACACTCAAGCATACATCACTCAGGATTTGTCTTTGACTTTCTTAGGTATCAAAATCGTAGTTTGTCCAGGTATGTCTAACAACACTTTTGTATGGACTTTGAAAGATAACCTTATCTATGCATTTGATGCTGAGGGTGACTCTTCTGACCTACGTGCTGTTAACTTAGCTGACACTGTAGCTGAGCCTTACATCCGTACACGTGCTAACATGAAAGTTGGTTTTAACTTTGTTAACCCTGCGGAGATCGTATTCTATTCTTAATAATTAATCACGAGCCCTCTACCAAGGGGGCTCTTTAATACTTTTAACCTATGTCTTGTCAAGCTCTTGAAGCCATCTTAAAATCATGCGACAATAACAGTGGTGGTATATACGGTATTTGGATTAACCAACAAGATGAGATAGCTTCTATCACTCCAGCGGACCCATCAGCGGGTACAGGTTGGACTATCACAGCTATCACTCTTCAGACTACTCCTGTATTGTTTGAAAACTACTACATTAAACGCAACACTTCTAACTTCACTGAGGATAGCACTATTGACTTGGTCAATGGTAGCTCTTTTGTGACTCAAACTATTAACCTAATGTTCCACCGCAGAGAGGCTGACAAGTCTCGTGCTATTAAAATCTTAGGTTCAGGACAGCAATACCTAGCTGCAGTAGTATTGGATGCTAATGGTAAGTTTTGGTACTTCCCATACTTACAGGTATCTGCTACAGGTGAGGGTTCAGGAACAGCTCGTGCTGATGGTTCTAAATACTCTGTTACTTTGGTAGCTGAGAATGAGTACCTAGCATACGAGGTTGACCCTACTGCACTTGCTGCAATTGGTATTATCGTATAAAATCCTGCCTCTCTATATTAGAGCCCTGCCACATGGTGGGGCTTTTTTTATGAACATTTGACAAACCTAAATTAATATAGGTGTGATATACTTAGATCAAGGTGTTATTAATCAGTTTGTATTGACCCTCTCAGAGGTCACTACGGTTACAACACCACACTACTTATTTGTGTTCACCAATGAAATGAATACCACAAGCACACCACAGCTCTTCACATCTGCTGATACAAGTGCTTACCCTGAAAGATACAATCTGTTTACTCTTGATGAGCCTACAGATATAACACTCTTGAAAGGTCAGTACACATACCAGGTATATGAGAGCTCAACTGCATTTGTTTTGCCTTTGACAATAGCACAAACTACAGGAGTAGTTATTGAAGAGGGTAGGCTTGTAGTGAGTGGTCCTGCAGGTACATCAATATATGACTAACTATGGCTTGGTACGAAAGACTATTTAACAGCAAACCAAAAGGCCCCGAAATGGTAGAGGGCTATCAATCATTTAGCACCCCATGCCTACCGGTAGGCAGAGGCAACTTGACACTGCCATACATCAATGGTAGATACGTTCAGGAGTCATGGGTGAGATTTGGTGAGGGCAACCTTTATCCTGAAATGCTCAATCAAATGTACTACAGCTCACCCCTACACGGAGCCATTGTGGACTTTAAGACCAACGCTGTGATTGGTGGAGGGTTTAACCTAATCACTGACAAGCTCACACCACAGGAAAAGCTAGAGATGTTTAGCTTTGAAAAGAAAGCTAACTTAAAACATACTGTTAAGTCTGTTACAAAGCAGTTAATCATCCACAATAGAGTATATTTCAAGCTGTATTTTGGTGAAAAAAGAAAGCTCATTAAGATTGAGAACGTATCACCTGAGAAAGTAAGGGTATCACCATGCAAAAGATACTACTATTTGTCTGATGATTGGAGCACCAGGATAGATACGGAGGTTATTAAGCCTTATCACATCACCTGTACGGATGAAATTCAGCTATATTGCTACGAGGTTAAGTCAGTTGGGCAGGACTACTATCCACTACCTACCTATACATCGGCACTTAATTTTGCGTTTCTCTCGGGCGAACTGTCGTACTTTGCAAAAAGTAACATTCAAAATAGTGTGTTCCCATCCTTTGCTATGATGTTCCCTAAAAGACCACAGTCTGAGGAGGAAAAACACATGATCAAGGAAACTATTGACCGCCTCAAAGGTGCAGCCAATGCAGGTAAAGCTGTGGCATTCTTTGCTAACAGTGCGGACCAACTACCTAAGATTGAAAGCCTACCAACTAATGGCAATGATAAGCTATTCCATGAGGCATCTGCATTGAATACTGAGCAGATATGTTTTAGCCATACCATTGACCCTATCCTCATGGGTATCCGTACCACAGGAGCACTAGGCAATGGGTCCGATATCAAGCAGGCTTATGTTATCTTTGAAAAGAATGTAGTGATGGAGCTACGTCAACAGGTCACAACTATCTTTCAAGAGCTCTTGACTATTGCCCGCATCCCTGCGGAGTTTACAATCAATAACTTTCAGATCATTGGTGATGCTATTGTTGAGGTAGATGAAGATACTGCAAAGGTAAAGGATGCATTGAATAGCTTGAGTGATGCACTACTTAGCAAAGTACTTGAAAAGATGACTACCAATGAGATACGTTCACTAGCCTCACTACCTCCCATTGATGAACCTACTAACACTGCTCAGTAATGTTATACTTCATAACCGAAACCTACCTAAAAACTAACACACCCATTACAGCCAATGTGGATGTGACTGATGTGACCCCATACATTGCTACTCAGAGTGCACTAAGGATACAGCCTATCCTGGGCACCACGTTCTACAATCACATGCTTGCAGCATACAATGCTCAGACCCTTACACCGGATGAGATAGATCTAGTAGAGTTCATTCAGCCTGTCATTGCATGGAGGAGTGCAGAAGATGCTGTATTTGGGTTGACGTATCAGCTAAAAAACAAAGGACTTCAGACTCAAAACGGAGATTATTCTGCAAGCGTATCTCGTAGTGAGGTGGCATTTGGTATGGAGCACTATGCACAAAAAGCATCATTCTTTGAGCAACGTCTTATTAGATGGCTCCTAGCTAACCGCAACCTGTTCCCTATCTTTATCAGTACCACTAACATGGACACTGACCTACGGCCTATGTTCAATCACTGCTCATGCATCAATCAATATCAAACTACCTGTACAGGTATGTGTGGCAACTTCCTTGAGAACGGATACAATAACAGCATCCTTATCTTATAATGAAGACACAGCTCTCTATACTACTTGCTACCATGCAGGCCAATTGGTTTAAGTTGTTAGCTGTTATCTCTACATTTCTAATGCCAATCTCAGGGCTATTGTTCCTAGTTGGGTTTGTGATTGTATTGGATACCATTACAGGAGTATGGAAGAGCATTAAGCACAAGGTGCCAATCACAAGCAGAGGGTTGAGTGCAATCATTAGCAAGATGTTGCTGTATGAGGTAACTGTTATTTTGTTCTACATGATTGATAAATTCATATTAAATAACATTATCCTACAGTTTTTCTCAGTGGAGCTCATGCTCACTAAGATACTTGCACTTATCCTGGTATCAATTGAGGTGATGAGCATAAACGAGAACTACAAAGCAGTGAAAGGCCTTGACCTATGGCAGGCAATGAAAAACCTATTTGCAAGGGCTAAGGATATTAAAAAAGAGGTAGATGAAATTAGACACGACCAAGATATTTCAGGAACGCCTATCTAAGGGGCAATACTTTGAGGAAGAGTCTCCTAAGAAACAAATCTATTTACATCACACAGCAGGCAACGGGAACCCCGTAGCTGTATCTAGGTGGTGGAATAGCAACGGAGATAGGATTGCAACCGCATTTGTAGTGGGTGAGAAAGGATCTATTGTACAATGTTTCAGCTCCAAGCATTGGGCCTACCATCTAGGCATAGATAGTCAGGACTTTGCAGTACATGGCCTCAAGTATCTTAACCTAAACAAGCTATCTGTTGGCATTGAAATTTGCAATTGGGGCCCATTAAAGCTCAAGGATGGCAAGTATTACAACTATGTCAAGGGAGTAGTGGACCCATCAATGGTCACTATCTTAGATAAGCCATACAAGGGTCATGTGCTATGGTACAAATATACGGATGAGCAGATTGAAAGCACTCGCCAATTGGTGGAGTACCTGTGCGAGACCTATGACATTCCTAAGACTTACCGGTCAGAGATATTTGCAATAGACAAAGAGGCATTCAAAGGTACTGCAGGGATCTACACACATAACAGTGTACGCAAAGATAAGAGTGATATTTACCCATGCCCTAGAATGATAGCAATGCTACAAAACCTATAGTACATGAGACTTTCAATAATTATTTTGTCGCTAGTATCTACTATATTTGCGACATCCTGCTCAGCTCCTAAGCGTGCTCAATGGCACTACAAGAAAGCACTCAAGAATGGATTGCAAGTGGTCCAGGATAGTGACACCATCCGCATCACTACCATTGACTCATTCCCAATAGTACAGAATGATACTATCTTTTGGGAAAAGTTCATCGCGTATCGCGATACGGTAATAAAGTTCAATAACATCTATGTACCTAAGACTAGATGGCAAACAAGGATTGAGTACAGGTACAAAACAAAGGTAGAAAAGATACGAGGCAAAACTATCTACAAAACTGCCAAGGCAGAACAGGTAGTCAAGTACAGAACACTATGGTGGCCGTTTTGGCTAGGGCTTGCCATCCCTTATATTCTTAGATTAGCATGGGGTGCTGTACTCAGTAAACTGAACAGATGAGAAAAAGACTTTTTTATGACATTGAGACCTCTTTCAATGTCGGAGTATTCTGGAGAACAGGATACAACCTAACAATTAACCCAGGTGATATCATTCATGAACGGGCCATTATCTGCATCTGCTACAAATGGGAGGGTGAGGAGGAGATACACAGCCTAACATGGTCCAAAAGTCAGAGTGATAAGAAAATGATTGAGCAGTTTGTCAAGGTACTGCATGAAGCTGATGAGATTGTAGCTCATAATGGGGATAGGTTTGACCTTAAATGGATACGCACAAGGGCTTTATTTCATGGCATTGGTGTTATGCCATCCCCAAAGACCATAGATACGCTTAAATGGGCTAAAAGGTACTTCAATTTTAACTCAAATAAACTAGACTACATTGCTAAGCTCCTCAAGGTAGGTGCTAAGATGGAGACAGGAGGCCTTGACCTGTGGAAAGACATCGTATTCCGCAAGGATCAGGATGCATTAGATAAGATGGTTGACTATTGCAAGATGGATGTTGAGGTACTAGAGGCAGTATTCAATAAGCTAAATGCATACACATTAGCGAATCATAACTATGCAGTACAGCATGGAGGAGATAAATATGAATGTCCTGAATGTGGAGGTATTAATGTTAAGTATAATAAGAAGGTAGTTACTACTGCCGGTACAGTTCACCATTGGATACTATGCAAGGACTGCAAAAAGCATTACAAAATAAACCACCTGGTATTCACTAAGTATCAGGAATATCTATACAAGCGTAAGTCTATAGCCTGATTTTTGCGGTGATTATTTAAGCTTATCGCCTTAAAAAGTACAATTTAACACACTTTTAGGAGTTATATTACCACTTATCTTATTTAGACTCATTCTAAATTTGTGGAAAATTATGCATAATTGTTTGCATATATGAAACTTTTTATATCTTTGTCAGGTATTAACACTTAAAAATTTAGTTATGACAGACACAATTAAACAGTATGAACAGGAATTATGGGCTGATTATGTAGAGCTCAGAGATGCATTTGGAGCATTAGATGATGCTACTCAAAAAGCATTTAGCCAGTGGATGGTGATGGATGAATTATTAACCCGCTTAAACTTAAATGATGAAAAATAAACTACTTGATGACATTTTCTCTGCCCTATTTGTAGCAGCACTTCCAATTATTATTTATCAACTTTTAATTTTTATGATATGCAAGTAACAATAGAAAACTTTAGAGCATACTTTGACTTCAAAGATGTGCATGGTAGCTGTGAGTTTGAAATCACTAACATTACTGAGGTGGACTTTGATGTAGAAATGAGTGACTTCATGGCAACCGAAGTAGTAGGTGAGGTGGAGCTTGACTATATCCTTACAGATGTAGAACTTAATCAGCTAGGACAAGAGATTATTTGGTGTATCCAAGAGACGACACTTATTGAAGATATGCAACATCCTGAAGATGACTTTGATGAAGATGCGTGGAGGTATGATGTTTAGAGATATTTCAGAGATGGCTAGATGGTGGTCCAATCAGTCATTTGCAGGAGACAAGGGAGGCTCCTTTAATACCTCCCTATATTTAGAATACTTAAAATGTAAGAACTCATGTATAGATTATTGTACTACTACGAACAAAGGCTCTCAGAGAGCTACGAATTCCCAACCAAAGCACTCTGCTATTGGCAACTCAACCAATTCAGGACAGCAGGAACTCATATTTACGGACACTTTGTAATTGAGAAGATATGAGACAGGATAAGATACTAGAAATACTTTACCCATACATCCCTGCCAAGGTGTTAGGTGACTATCTCGGGTTGACAGTTACCCAGGTATACAACAGAACGTACAAAAGAGGGATAAAGAAACCAATGCGGCCAAGACCATGTTCAAGCCAGGTAGAAAGCCTCACAACACCAAAGAGGACAATGCCATGAGCATACGCAAAGATACTAGCGGTAGATTGTACTACTACAGCAAGCTAGCAGATAGCAAATGGGTGCTAACTCATAGATGGATGTGGGAACAGGCCAATGGACCCATCCCTGCAAAGCACATTGTACGGTTTATTGATGGTAACACCATGAACTTAGATCTATCTAACCTTGAGTGCATTCCAATGGCTGAGAATGCTAACCGTAACACACTACACAGGTTCCCTGATGACCTGAAAAAAGTAATCAGACTTAAAGC